AAGTAACCAAGGAGATGTTGGATGCACCTAATAAAAGAGCAAGAGAGATTGAAAAGATAGATAATCTTTTGTTTTCTCTGTTGCTATACATTTTTCTTAGTATCCGTAGTAATTTTTAGAGGAGCTTGTTCGATTCTAATAATCTGTGTAGGTACAGATGCCACACTGCCTCCTTCTTTATCTTCTTTCTTTTTCTTACCACCTGGAGTCACATTAAATGTGGCTAGACATCCAGTGAAAACACTGGCTATGAAAGTGATATCCTTAGGTGCTTTATCACTGGAGATACCTGGTAAAGAGATGTAGTTCAATGAAATTATGAATCCGGCCCAGACCATAACGCCAAGCCGAATAAAGGTACCAAGAATAGCTAACTGCTCTTCTTTATCATCAATAGCCTCTTTTAATTTACTAAAAGGGTTTTTTGATTCCTGTTTATCTTTTGTAGCTTCCATTTATAAACGTGTCGCTACAACAAGTCTAAGCTATTACTTCTTTGTGACCGTATAGCCTAGTCCTTTCTTGACCATGTTTAGAGCAGCATCATCTAATTCTGTATCAGTGGACTCAACTAATTTTTCTAGTAATTCGATTACTAACTTCTTAACTGGTTCTGAAGTTGCGAACTTTACTAATATTGGTTTGATTAAAGCGATCATTGTTTTATGTATTAACACTCCTATTCTAAGTCCTTTTTTTGTAAAAGAAAAATGATCTATGCTTTTCGGATATTACCCAAGGTATGTTTTCATGTTTTTCAAACCACTTTGTATAAATCCTAAATAATTGTTCTGAATTTACCCCTTCACATCTAAGAGTCAGGGAGTCTCCCTCAGGTATTTCTTCTATCCATTTCTTGATTACATTTACAGCTATCCAAAATGTTTTGTAGTTCCTTTTCTTTGGAGGTAAAGTATTCAATTTAATAACACTCTTTCTTTTATTTCTACGTTTCATCCAGTCATTTAAGGCTCTGGTGCTTTTAGAAACAGCCATACCTGTTATCCATATGTATCCGTTATTAAATTTATGTGGGATACCCACTAATTTAAAGATATCGCCAGTTTGTAACTTTGTTGTTACAACTTTTGGCTTTCTTTTTACCTTAGATATCATAAACTTTACACTGTGTTAGATATGGGAACTCTTCACAGGTATCTTTAAACTTTGTTGTTAAGTTACTTTTTGCTTTACATTTAGAAAAAGGCTTTGCTTTTGCATCCAAAAACAAGTTATAAAGTTTTCTAGAGTTCATTTTATAGTGTAGTGGTGTAAGCGGTTAGGAATTCAGGGAAGGGTTCATCGGGTTGTCTTTCTCTACTCCATGCTGATTTCCATTCTGTTAATGAATGATCATGAGCATCATCTCCAGTGAAGTTAGGAGTGGTGTCACAGATAATATTATCCTGAGTAGCAGTATCTTCATATAGTAATCGAGTAAAGTCCTCTAAAAGAAGAACTGGGAATGGGTCTGAAATCTCAACTACTATACCTACAGAATAATCCACAGGTTCATTTCTGACACTAGATATGCAAATTAAATATTCTCCTACTGGTAAAGCAAAGTATCTATCATCTCCTCTATCTAATCTTCTCGCATCAAAAGTATGATATGAATCTGATTGTGCTCCCTGAACTGTTCCTAGATAAGGATACTGTCTTACTCCTTCAGAATTAAACTGATCAATACTATCTGCCTGAAATATTGCCCTACCTTCTATAGGATTCTTGTTTAGATCATAAGCAGAGACATTTATAAATTTTGGTTTAGTAGAACCGTTAGCTATTATTATCCATCCACTTTCTTCTAATTTTACTTTGAACCAGTGATTAAAAGTACCTCCACCATATCCACCTGTATTAGGTTTTCTAGTAGGACCTAAATTACCTCTTAAAAGTCTTATGGAAGTTGAATTAAAGCTACCGATCTGTAGAGGATCAGCAGAGGTTCTTTGTCTCTGTGGTCTCTGACTTACACGAGTCATATCTTATTTTATATTCCTATCCTTCATCATAATCTGGAGCAGCCTCTACAAGTGCTGGATGAGTGATAGTTGCCTTATATTTTTCTTGTATAACTTCTTGTTCTCTATTTAAACTCCTGGCCGTATGTATCCGCATTAGTTTTTCAGCATCAAATTCAATATGAAAAGGTTGAATACTATTAGGTAGATGACCTTTATTCCAACTAGAAACCATATGCAAAGGATTACCACAGAAAGGATTACCACATACTCTGGTAACACTTAGTGATCCAACATCTCCCCACGCACACTGGTAGATAGCCTTATGAGCATTAACATTTTCTGATTTCTGTTTACTATAAAAGGTTCTGTAAGAAGGAAAGCATACTCTTTTTGGAGCATTTAAACCTTTTAAATCCATTTCCCAACAGTTATGAATGCCCTGTACGTCTATTTTTTGCCATAATTTATAATATTTATTTTTATAATCGTTGTGTAAATAGTTTAAATCAAAGCCACATACATTGCTTTTTATTTTAATTGCACAGTGATAGCACCAATGATTATTTTTTTCCCTAATTACATGTCCATGGGGGCATGGATATCCACGATAGTATCCTTGTTCATTCAGTTCTTCATCAGATGCATTATCAGCATCTTTTATATATTTAAAATTAATACTTTCTAAATTATTTATTATATTAGCCATCAGATTTTAAACCCCGAAGCTAATAGTTTTTTAGTGGGAGGTATCTTATAAGTCTCTATTAAAGGTGTCCGATTATCTTTTGTGTCTCCTATGTGCTGAACGCTGTGAGTGTCTGGACATCTATATGTTCTTAAATAATAAACAATGCGGTGAACCATATACATTTCGTTATCAACGGAGACCATATAATATCCCGTAGCTTTATTTAATTTACCAACTGGATCTCCTGGCTTACTCTTTGCCTTATTTACCCTCCAAATTAAACCATTAGGACAGTCATCTGACAGTTCAAATAGTTCATTAAGCCGCCAAATTGGAGGCATTGGTTTATAATTACGAGACATAAAACTAAGAATGAGATAAATTTCTTTTTGATTTTAACTTAAATAACATTTTGTCAATAGTGTAATGTTTATTCGCTGTTTTTTACTGTCTTATGAGTCTATTAATAGAACGTACATTTTGCTCTAATATGTAATTTAGTTCACGACGAAAGTAAAAAGATTTCATTCTATGTTTTAGTAGAAAAATGTAACAAAAAAAATCTCCCCCAACTAGTGATAGTAAGGGGAGAAGTCCTTCCTTATGACCGAGGGGTACCCATTCCCTCAGCCTAATGATAACGTTCTTCCATAGTCATCTTCAACCCTTTCAATATCTTCTTCGTATAATTCATCACCATGTTGTAATTCCAAGATATAGAAATCACCTTTTAATGCTTTTGCACGATGTAATGAATAATCAGGGATCTCAAATGTCATCTTTGGATGTGCTAAATGCCATTCATCATTAAGGAATACTGCACCAGCTCCAGCTGCAATAGTCCATACTTCAGATCTCCAATGATGTCGTTGTAAACTTATACGTTTTCCCTCATGAATACATAACATTTTTGCCTTAAATTTAGGACCTTCATATAAATCTTTATACCAACCCCAAGGCTTATAGACTTTTAGATACTGTTCTTTTAAATCATATTCAATCTGTTGTTTATTTCGACACCAATTACATTCACATTCTTCGGTATCTTTCCCTGCTTCAAGCATTTTAATTTCCCCTAAAACCTTATCATATAACTCGTCATGCCATGGCTCATGTACTGGACTCCCCAGAGATTCATGACCTCTATAAGCACGAGTCAACTCCAACTGGTGCTTCATCATATTTAATTCTTGGAGATTTAATTTCATTTAGCAGCTCCAATAGTTCTTTTCTTACCCTTTCTTCTTTTCTTTTCTTCTTTTAATTCTTCTTCAATAACTGAATGACTGATACCATTGAGCGTATCCTGGAACACACCACCAAATTGTGAAGCTATATTTTTCCAATGAAACTGAGGATCTGTAGCTCTTAAGTAGCAGAGTTCTGCTGTCGCTTCAAGTTTTCCTCTATCTTCATACAGTTCGTTAAGGATGCTTGTAAGGTGATCAGCATCTGGGCAAGGCATTTCCCTAGCAAAAGTGGTGTCGACATCAACATGGTTGCACTCTATAAGTTGTCCGTAACCCTCGAATATCTCCTTGCAAGAGGTGTGATTTGGTACCACCTGTGCAATCTTACATGCAGCGTGTTCAAAGTTGACCAGACCCCATCCTTCGCCCTTACAAGTATTAACTCCAACATCACATACATTATATATAGTGTTGAGCATATCCACCTCCACATTTGGAGGGTCTTGAGTATTCGTGGTCATTATTATTCTCCCATTAGGATCTAATCCCTGCTTGTGCATTTCCCGACTAAACAGAGGCATGATATCCCAACCTTGATCTTTCATTCCCATATGCAGATACATTCTGGCTTCTGGTTTTCCAACTGCAAACTTGGCAAATGCCTCACATGTAATGTCTATTCTCTTACGGAATTGATTTCTATTTCCATTGAATACGATAAATAAATCTTCATCTAATTTTAATTTTTTCCTAGCTTCTTTCTTGTCCACTGGATAGAACTGACCTTCGGTAACTCCATGAGGTATCACTGCTATTGGTTGTGTGATTCCAGCTTTGATAAACTCTCTGGCTCCAAACTCGGTATATGAAATAATTCCATCCCAATCGTTAGCAGTATCTGTTAAACAACCGACCCAATTATATGAATCCATTGGTACATAACCTACAAATTTAAATTGATTATCTTTGTGCATATCTTGTATCTGTTTATATTGTTCATTGACTATCCACATATCATTAATTGTGAATATTATGTCTGGCTTAATCTTCATCACTATTTCTCTAATACGCTCTTCTCCAAAGGGAGCAGTCTGAAAACGATTAGAGGAAGGATACATTGTGTAAACTTGCTGTAGTGGAGAGGGATCTCCCCACCAATTGTTTCCTAAAACTGTTATATCAAAATCACATTTAAGAAACGGTAATACGTTTTCTGTAACTCTTGCGAATCCTGTCTTTGCAACTATATCTCCAATCCATAAAAGCTTTGGTTTTTGTGTCATTTAAGGTTGTTATTCTTCCTTAAATATACACAATTTTGGAGAACGATCAAAGGTTCTTATTAAACGAGAATTAGCACCTAATTTTAAATATAAATATTCAATTATTTCTTCAGGTTTTGCAGTAGGTCCGCAGGTATAAAAATCCATTGCACAATACTTATTCTCTGGCCAGGTGTGTAACGAAGCGTGTGATTCTGCCAGTAAAGCTAATAAGGTTACGCCTTGAGGTTCAAATTTATTACCAGTTACTTTTAAAACAGTTGCATCACATAGTGATAAAGACTCTTCAAAGATACTTAGTAGACCGTTGTAATCATCTAATAACGCTTCATTGCATCCATAGAAGTCGAGAATCAGATGTTTACCAACGTGCATTTCTAAGTAGGAGAGTTCAATATACTACCATATTGTTCTATCCATGCCTCTTTGTTTAGTCCTACTTCTATTATTGAAGGATATGTAAGATACTTCTGGTCGGACATACGACACGCTATGTTCACTACTCTGACTCCTCTTCTGTCTTTCATCTTATAAACTTTAAGTCCTAACTGATGAACACATACGTCTATTAGAAGAGTTTCAAATCTACTTCTACCCAAGATGTTGCTATTAGATGCCCTAGAAAACTCACAGTAACTAGCATATAACCACTTCTCAGATGCCATATAAACATTAGATGACCCAGCTGGGGCTGCTTTTGCCAGTCCTATTGGAGCTGAGGCATTCTCATCAAACACTAAACAATGCTCCATCCAATCCATAATCTGGTTAGATTTAAGTATTTGTTCTCTATGATGCTTTGCAAAGAAGTTAACTTTTTGAGTTGTCTCCATTAGATACTCTCGCATCTCATCGCCAGACATATCTAATAACCAATTAACTAAACCGGGTAGCATATTAGCGAAGTCTCCAAAGGGTCTACCTCGATCATCCATATCTATTAGTGTCCTTTGGTCGGCAGACTTACCAAGAAATGGTTTATCGAAAGGTATAGTTAATCTTCTTCTAGCTAGTCCAGAGGTAGGATCAGTAGTTTGTATAGGTTCATTGGCAGTAATCATTACCAAGCCATTAAACTTAAATGGTTTCTGGGAACCAGACTGAAACTTTCTTTCATTACGTATCAAGTCTCTACCAGTGATAGCTTTCAATACAGATACAGAACCACCATATCTTTCTACATCATTGAATAGTAATAGCTTTTTCTTATATAAGTTAGCTGTTTCAAAACGATTCTTCTCCAAATGCTCTAATGAGGAGATCATTGCGTTGTCATCTCCTACCAGTGCATGAGCCAAGTTAGCGTAAGTAGACTTACCTGATTTACCTGGCCCGACTATCTCTACAAATTTCTGTATATCTGAATGGCTTAGGAGCACCGCCCGCAACCATGCTCTGAGCACTTGCACCCTGTCCCAGTTTCCGTCTTGGGTTCGCTTGAGCCATTTGATGATTGGTTCGCATTCCAACTCTGGTTTGTAGTCGTAGGGCAGTTGTTGGGTGAAGTGCATGCCTTTGTCGAATGGCAGCAGTTCTTTGGTGTTGATGTTGAGGATTCCATTAGTAAATAGTAAGTGGTCGTTACCTTCGTACCATTCGTCGAATATAACCGAGATTCTTAATTGTTCTACAATATCGTTAACTAGATTCATACTGTAACCACTAGGTAGCAGTGTTTCTTTTACTAA